ATTCTAGAATTATTAGTTACATTGTCGTGCATTGTGTTTGTATCGTAATCTTCAACATCCCAAGTAATCGCAGTAGTCGTTGCGGTAGTTAATGTTTGGGTAACGGATTTTGTTACTCGGCAGCCCAAAAAAGTCGCAGCAGCAGCAGCGCCCCACTCTGGAGCCGTTGCACCTGAATTGACTTTGAGCACTTGCCCAGCCGTTCCAATTCCCAGCCTTGCCATTGTGTCTGCTGCTGTTCCGTAAAGTAAATCTCCAGCAGTAGTAATAAGATCAGTTGAACTGTTAGTAATAACTGGTATTGGCCCAGTTCCGCTTGCAATTGATATTCCGACTCCAGCTTGCACTTCAGTAATATCACCAGCGTTACCAACATTTACCCAAGAGCTTCCATTGTAAACTTCTACTGCATTAGTGTCCTGTAAATAAGACATCATTCCTTCAGCTAATACGCTGGTAAGCGCACTAGTGCGAGCAGCAGCATTAGCAAACACCATAACTGTTTGCTCATTTAAATACGTATTGACCTGGGCTGCCGTGAGCACATCCCCGGTTTGGAACAACTTATATCCTGCGCCTGCCATTTGTTCTCCTTAGTAGCTCAGCACGTCTTCACCTAGTATACCCGATACATCGGAATCTAGGACAAAGCCTGCTAATAGTGGTTCGGTTGTGTATAGGGTAGTCATCCAGGATGACTTGGTAATGTCGTGATGGATAGCATTTACTAGGCTTGACTGAACAACGCTAGTAGAGCCTGGGGTTGTTTTAGTAACTGTTACTCCATCAAGCAATTCTATATCTATGCCAGCTAGGGGCTTATTGGGGTTGGCATCATCATAAAGATTTAGCTGAATGCTATCTATGCGTATCTCAGGGTCTTTACGTGTCGCTAGGATGCCCTTAGCTTGGTCTAAAGCTTCAGCGTTGGTTTGTACTAAGATATCTGAACGCTGGCCTGAATGCAAGAAAAACTTATCAATGGAAGGCTGGTCAAACACATTTTGAGCTGTGCCACCCAAGCGTGTGATGGTTACATCATTTATCAAGTTTGTATCATCAAAGGCAACTACGGCATTAGTGTATGAAATGTCCGTGCCTTGATCGCTAAACTCATAGACTGGGAACGCTGGCGTGGCTATAAGGGCATTACGGCTTACAAAATCAACCTTGCCATTGGCATCTAGGAAGATACCGCCAAACTCGCTCTGTTCCACGTTAAAGAGCGCCTGAAGGGCATCCCTGTCTGTGCCTGGGTCGGCTTGAAGGGTTGAATCTCCTGTGTCCACGTTACGCAAACTTAAAGGCCATTCAATCTCATCTAGGATGGCATTTACCCTAGCACCTGAAGTTTGTACGCCTGAGCCTGTAACCGTTGTTATGCCTGAGCCTGCAAGCAACTTAAAGCCATCTACGCAGCGCAGGGTAACTGTGCTTAGTTCATCGTTGCCTTGTCTAAAGCCTGTGTCGTATGTGTTGATAAATCCTGAAAATAGAAAATAATCTTGCGTGTTGTAGGTAGCATAAATAATTATCTGCCTAAGCGGAACAAGGTTTGGATAGTAAATACTGGCAGGGTTAGTAGGATTCCAATCACCTGTTTGATCATACAGCGTTACATTTGCCGTGCCAGCCTCAAACTGGGATGTTAAACGATTGCGCCCACGTCTGATAGAAACTCTAGTTACTAGGTCTGTAATCTCAATTGGCAACGTGCCTGAGCCTAGGGTATTTGTGCCTAGTATGCCTTCAGTTGCGCTACCTAAAATTAAAGGGTTAATCTCAAAAGCGGTATCGCTATCAAAGTCAACAAAGACACGCAGCGTAGGTGCTGGCATTAAATTGCCCTACTGCTTAGCAGTAAGCCCTTGCCTGTTTTTTGATAGTTGTATTGAATGTCTGTTATGACCTCAGCCAAATCCTCAGCAGATGTTACGTTGCCTTCAACAGTTACGTTGATGGTTGTTTCAGGAATTATGCCTTGGCTTGTTGCAGCTTCAATAGATTGATTTAGATACTCATTGGCCAATTCAAGGCTTGCTAATGCTGCTGCTAAATCTGCTGCTGCTAGGCTTTCTGTTAGTAGGCTTGTGGCATCCACATAAGCGTTGGCAGCATCTACTGCTTCCTGAGCTGCTGCCTTTTCTTCAGGTGTGGTTGCTGCTGCAACGGCCTCTGCTGCTGCTACTACGGCTGCTGCTGCATCTGCACTTGACAATCCAGCAAATACGCCTGAAGCCTCAGCAGCTTCTTTAAATGCTGTGGCTTTGTCCGTTTTAGCGGCAATAACATTGGCATTAGCAGTAGCCCTGCTAGTTGCAATCCCTGTCATTAATTCATTTAAAGCCATTTGTTGCTTAGCTAATGTGTCAAACAAATCTTTGATGTTCTTTTTAGCGGCATCAAAGTAATCGCCCCATTTGGCAAACGGATCGTTTGCTTCGAGCGTAGTTAAAGATTCTGCTAGTTCTAAGGTTTGCTTTTGTATCGTTTCTAGCCTTGCAGATAGTTTTTCTGCCTTATCAGCATCTTCTTCTAAAATAGCCTTCATAAGCAACAAGCGTGTGCGTTCTTCTTCAGTAATTTTGCCCTGTAACGCTGCTTCAATTTGTATCTTCTCTAAATCAAATACTGCCTTTGCTCTAGCGAGTGCAGCCTGATTCTTTTTGTCTTTCTCAGATAACTTAACGGCTTTGTCGCGCTCTTTAACAATCTTCTTTTGTAAATCTAATTGCTTCGCGTAATCACGCAGCAAGGCAGGGTTTGCTCTAGTTCCACCAAAGCCAGGCGTTGGGAAAAATTGATTCTTTATAGCATCTAATTTAGCCTGTTCACCAGCATCAATTTTAAATCCTGTGCCTAAAAACTCACGCGTGTAAGCCAAACTAAATGCTAATGAATTAAAAGCTGATCCTAAGAAGTTGGCAGCATTGGCAATACCAGATAACACTTTATCAAAATCGCCATCTGCTAACTTTTCTAAAGCCTGTAAAACATCTTCACCAATAATTTTGGCAGCATCATCTAGAGCTGTGCCTAACCTGTCTATTTTGCCTTGATACGAATCGGCAGCAGCAGCGGATGTGCCTTTGAACTCAGCATTAAGCGTTGCTATTGCTTCAGCAAAACCCATAGCTTCAAGTTCGGCAGATGTGTACCTTGTTTGGATTTTGCCTAGTGAAGCAAAGTTGCCATTAAAGGCTCTTGTTAATGCGTTAACAGTTGCATCTAGACTTGCGCCTGTGCCTGCTGCTAAATCAAGTGCCGTGTTTAGTAATTGAGTTGCTTGCTCGGCATCTAATGTAGTTGCTACAAGATCACGTATGGCTGGGCGTAATTGTTCCCCTGAAACGCCTGTGGCTAATTCTGTTTGCTTGATAAACGCTTCTAAGGCTGGAACGTTGTAGGCTAAACCTAAATTGTTTAACGATACTGTTAATTGCCTTACAGCCTTGTCTTCAGCAGCAAACGCGGTGATTGATTTCTTTAAAGCACCAATACCGGCAATAGCCAAAAATGTGCGCTTAGCCGTCTTTCCTAATTTATCAAACTTCTTTTCTAGTGCAGATGATCGTTTTTCAGCTTTGATAAATCCAGCATCTTTAAGTTCGCCAATGATGCGAACAACAATGTTAGTACTCATTAAGCCACCTTCTTGTAATCATAAAGCACAGATTGCCTGTTAAAATCTTCCCTTGCTTTGTTTATAGCATTCATAATAGCTGCAACCGCTTTGCCTTGGTTTTCTGCATAAGCTGCATAAAGTAAACGACCACGGGTTTTTGGGTTGCTTGTTTTGTAATTCTTTAATTCTCAAACGTGAGCATCTAGCCTATTAATCATCATGTTGCCTGCATCTGGATTATTGCTCTGACTATCTTTAGTGGTCTTGACACGCATTGTGCGACCATATCTACCAATAGGTACCATGTGGCTTGTAGGTCTGCCGTATTGATTAGTTCTGCCTGCTGTTTCAATAATTGCACCAGCAGCGTTTTTGTTCAGTAGGCTAATCATAGACTTAAAGCCACCTTTGGTTTTCTTTTGACCAGCCATAGAATAAACAAGCCCAGCTCTAATAAGCGATGGGTTATATTCTGGAAAACCGCTACCAGGATTGTTTGACCAATTGTTTGGTGGGCCAAAAACAAACGCAGGCACTTTAGCTCTAGCATCTTGAACAATAGGACTTAATTGAGCCTTGATCTGATTGTTCATTTCCTTGGCTATATTAGGTGCTAATTCTTTCAGGGCTTTCCTAAACCCTTCTAGACCTTCTACCTCTACTGGCATGATTCCTATCTTCCGCCTGTTTCTTTAGCACTTCTTGTATAGCTCTTAACATACTGCTATCCATATTAATAAACTCACTAGGCGCAATCCCTGTATGTACAGCTAGCTGGGCTACTCTGTACGTATAGGAATCACGCGTTAGCCATTTGGGGAATCATCACCAAGAACTTCAACAGCCTTTAAAGTGCTTAGAAACTTATCCCCAAATGGATAAACCTCTGGAGCATCTGCTCTACGCAGACATTCCCAAGCAAGCCAATAAATATCGCTCTGCTTTTGATCTTCTCTGAAAGCCTTGTAAAAGCCTTTCTTAGCATATTGCTCAAAAGCATATTCAACAGCAGGTGTAATCTCGTGGATACTTTCCGTGCCATCTGCCCTTACAACTTTAAGACTTGCCATTTTTGCCCCTTTGTTAAATTAGAACGTGCCGGTGTCGGCTACTGTTACAACTGAGTTTACAGTAAATGTAATATCCTGTGTGGACATATCGCCAACCGCGCCGTTAATCGGAGTTAGGTTGTTGATTAAAATATCACCTGTAAATAATTTATTGGTTGCTGCTACTGCTGCAACTTTGTCTTGGATTAGCTTGAATGCAACTGTTGTACCAAAAGCATCTGACAATGTGTCTAATACTGAGGAAGCTGCTTGGTCATTGAGAAATGAAACAGTAAGGGTAGCTGATTCCAATCCCTTGACAAACTTGTGTGAAGAATCGCCCATGGCGGTTACTTCTAGCTCATCTGCTGTCTGATTTAGTGTTACGGATGTTACGTGATCGGATAGGTCAATCGCGTTGATTTTCAATCCGACCTTATTATTAAGCGTAATCGCCACGATTACTCCTCATCTTTCTTTGTTGGTTTTGGTTCTTTCTTTTCTGCGCTAGGGGCAATCTGACCAATCTTGATCAGAAAAGCCTCACGCTCTTTGTCATTATCAGCCATATTAACTCCAATCGGATAGAACGCTGATTGATACTTCCCCGGACAACAAATCGCCTGCTGTTCCGGTTAAGACTGCTGGGGCGCTGAAAGTTCCAATTGTATAGGCAATTGATGATGCTTCCAGCTTATTTACTATATTCAGGTAATAATCTTCAATGTTAATTAGGTTGCCTTGGTTATCAAACATAGGGGTTAACACTATAAGCTTAAAGTTGACCTTAGGCTTGATTGCTTTGTAATGGTCATTGCTTGGCTCAATATAGGGATCGCCAGGCTGTACCACGATGCTATTAGCAAGCGGGGTGGCAGGTGGGAAGGAAAACACCTGCCACGCCGCATTATCAGCTAACGCGGTTGCGATTGTTCCCCGTAGGGTAGAGATTGCTGACATTATCCTACTTGACCGCCCGGCGCTAAGTGATCCGCAAGTAAACCGCGAACACGTGCCATTAGAGTATTGCCCATGCGATACGGCGAAGGTTGAAAGTCTGGTGAAATGCCACCAGCGTTTGAAGCTTGGCGAGCCTGCCAAATGTCAACAGCAATCATTAGAGATGCTAGGTTTACTTCAGGTAGTGTTTCGTAATCAATGTTAGTAGAAGCGTAAACGCGACCATAAGGCACTACTTGATGATAAGGTTCTGTTACAGATTGATTTAAATCAAAAGTTAGTGAGTGGCCATTTACAGCGGTTAACGTCTTATTGCCATTAAAATGCTGGCGCACGTTTTCTACTGTTACTGTTTGGCCTACGTAAAATTGCTTTTCTGTGCTAGGTAAGAAAATCTTGCCGTATGTGCCAAATCCTTCTAGGGCTACAACAGATTGGTCATTAAACCATAGCTTGTCTTTTACAATGTTTTCTGCTGCTTGGCAGCATTCTTCCACTACTGCCGAGCTATATAAAGCACCAATGCCAAGGGCAGAACGAAGTTCCGCTTCAGTTACGTATGTTGCAGGCATTGTCTTTCCTTTCTAATGTTAGCCCCGGCGCAAGGGCTGTGCGCCGGGGTAACTCTACGATCTAGTTAGTTAGATCAGGACTTGTTGAACCAGTTTGCACCAGCGCCAACCTTGGTAGCTAATGCACCATATCCGTAGTACAGCAAGTCAATTGTTCCATCGCTGTTTACGTTAGTGCGTAGCTGGAAGCGTGGTGATTCAAACCATTGATATGAATCTGGGTTGATTGCAACCATTGAATAATCACCTAGACCGGTATTACCAGTTCCGGTGTTTAGGCGGTCTACGTAAAGGCTTAGACCTGCAACTGTTCCACGTACTGAATCTGGTGAAAGTGCTCCACCAGCATTTTGTGGATTAGCTGCGATATAAATTGGGCGGCCACCATCATTGTAAGACATAATCTTTGCCCATTGCTCTGGGGATACAACAAGATTACGTGCAAAGCCTAGTGTTCCCTTATAGATTGCTGCTGCTGCTGTTGAGATGAAGGTAAGCAATCCATCTTTGTCTTCAGTTGTTGCAGTTGCGTTTAGAACGCCACCTGATGCAAGACCCTGTTGAACAAAGCCATCAGTTTCTTTTGCGTAAGCAAACTCCATTTGACGTACAAGCTCATCAAAGAAAACAGGGCTTGAACGATCAATAAGCTCAACAGTAGTAATTGCGCGGCCCTTGAAAGGCTTGACATCTACGCTGATATATGAAGCAGTTAGCTGTGAATCAGCAATTGCATCATTTTCATCAATCTGGTCAACAGTTGGTACTGCTGTAATTTTTGGAATCTCAAATGTCATACCTGCATCAGGTAGTGTGCCTCTTGAAATTGCATCAACGTAAGGGCGGTCTGCATTTGATAGTGGGTTGATAACCTCTGTTAGCTGACGGGTTGGAACCATGCCAGGCGCAGTAGTTGTTTCGTTATCGGCAGCGCGAACATACATCGCTGCGTCTTCATCGCCAAGGAACTTTGCACGTAGAGTGTTTTCAAGGTACTTAGCCTTGGTGAACTCTAAACGTGGCTTGGCATAAATTGGTGCTGTAACTGTTGGGCGCGAAGCTTCCACCGCAGGGGCTTCAACCTCAGGCGCAACGGCTACGGCGTTTGTTGTGTCTTCCACAACGGCCTCGCTTTCGTTTTGGGTTGTTGTTTCTTTTGCAGCATCATCTTCAGATGCAGCAACGCTCAAAACTTCCGCGCTCTTAAACGCAGCAGCTTGAACAAGACTTGTTTCCATCATTTTGCTTGATAAAACACGATATACGCCACCATCACGCTTGCCATCAATTACTTCAACGCCAACTGATAGGCCGCTACGTAATTGCTCTGATGCTTCAATAAGTGCATCTGTTCCGCGTGTCGTGTTGCTAATCTTGAATGTGGCATACATGCCATCTTCATCTTCTCTGTAAGACACCATGCGACCAATTGGCTTCTTTGCATCATGCTCTAGCAAAAGCTTTGGCTTAGGGCTGTCTGGAATCTCAATTGATCCTTTTTCAAACACAACTTTGCCAGCAGATGTCTGCCCAATCTCACCATCAAACGGCACAATTTTGCCAGAGATGGTGCGCTCACTAATTGAGCATTCTAAATCGCTAGTAAATGTTAGGTGCATTTTCATTTCCATTCGGTGATAGGTTTTCCATTTCCATGGCTTGTTCTACTGTAATTAAACCAAGTGAAAGCATTTTCTCAATCACAGTTAAGCGTTCAATAGCATTGACAGCCAAGAAAGCATCCTCAACATCAAACTTAACAATGTTAGTTGATGCTGTAATGTCATTCATGCTTAGTCTGCCTTCAATAGCGTGTAAAAATGGCGCTAGTGATAGAGAAACGAACTGACGGCGTTCATCTTGCACGTTGGCATACGTCATGCTGTTGTTCATATCTGCACTTATGTAATATGCAGGCACATTCATTAAACGTGCTACCTGTGTTGACATATTTTGAATCAAGTCAACATAGCCCATGTCCTTAGGACTAAAACTAGTCGGCACGTAATCTAAAGTGCTAGTCAGATAGGCTGTTGCGCGCTGTGATCGTGCCGACTTCCAAGCTGCCAATATGGCATCTACTTCTTCCTTGCTTAAATCTGCTCCGGTGTTCTTAATGACACCTGAAGGCATTGGAGTAGCAGTTGCAACGCTTGTTGACTTATCTAAATCAATTGCAGCTCTTAATGTTCTTGCGCCACGTGCTAAAACGCCTTCATCTAAACCTTGGAATGTAATTAATGAGCCAAGGCCAGACATTGGCACTTCTTTGCCATCAATGTAATAACGTGTTATGTATTGTGTTACAGGATCGCTATCAAATGACACGCGACCAGGTGCAATCCATTCAAATCTTGCTGGCCTGCCATCATCAAAATAAGTTTCAGTTACGCGCCAATATGCAACGCCAAAAAATAATAGTGAATCTACTGTCCAAGCTAATGTTACGGATATTGGCTGAGCTGATGCTGGTTGCTCTAGCCATAGTGGCTTGCCTAACTTTTCCCCTGTGCTTTTCTTGTATAAGCAAAGCGGAAATGTTGCAATAGTTCCTGCAATAAGGTTTCTGCATCTAGCAACGCTTGGAACGCTGATAGCTTCTTCACGACCAACTGGATTAAATGCTAATGGGAGAAAATAATTAAAAGAATCCGTCATTAACGGCGGTGCAAGTTGCGCCTCTATTTTTGCAGGGCGAAAACGATCTAATAGACCCATCGTTTAAGGATACCACACAAATCAGACATTCCTACCATTTCAGACATAGATTTGTGGTTTGCTTTGTGGCTTTAGTAATTGATGCACCACCATGGCTAATGAGATGGCAGCAGATACATCCCCAGCAGACTTACGGCGCACAATACGCCACCCGGCATCGCTTTCTTTAGCTGCACAGTTATTCATGCTGTCAACTAGGGTTTGCTGGCCTGCATGGACAATCCTGCCGTTTACAATGGCATCATAGAGATCAGAGCAAGCCTGATAGAACACAGTTCCAGACATATCCTGAATCTTGTGGCCTGATTGGCTCAAACGCTCGGCAACGCTCATGGTTGCATATTTATCAAAACAAATCATTCTTGGTTTGTATTGCTTAGCCCATTCATTGACTTCAATAGCCATTTTAAGTTCATCTATGGCTACTTGGCTTTCAAATTGAGCTATAACACCAACGCCCAATTTGCCATCATCCATAATCTGACCTGCTACTAGGCTTGCCATCTTTTTGTTAACCGATATGTCCATGCCAAATATAGTCAGCCTGCCAGGCTCTAGTTTTAGCTCAGCAAAACCTAAATCCTCAAATGCTTGGTGTGGCCATGGTGATTTAAGGGCGCTAATCCACATGCAAAGGGTTTCTGTGCGTGTAGCCTCAACGCTAGATGTTGCGATAGCTTCTTCAATGGTTGCTTCATCAATCAAATAGCCTAATGCTGGGTTTGCTTGATACCAAGCGCTCTTATCGGTTATCTTGGCGAAATCATCCGCGCTATATTCCCAATACCCCATTGTAGGCGGTGGATATGACAATGCTTTAGATCGTAAATCATTTAATACGC